GCTCGCCCTTTTCGCCACGCTCGCCGGGCAGGCCGTCTCGGCCGGGGTGGCCTTCGGGGCCGGCGTCGCCACGCTCGCCCTTCTGGCCGGCAGGGATGTCGCGCACGGCGGAGCGCAGCAGCACGAGCTCGGACTGGAGCTTTTCGATCAGCGCCGCGTGGGCGCGGAACTCGGAGGCGTGGCGCTCGAGCGCGAGGGCGTGGGTCTCGCGCGCGGTGTCGACGGCGGCGAGCCTGGCGTTGATCGGCTGCACGATGCGGCGGATGGCGCCGAGCATCTCGTCGCCGAGCGCCTTGATGAGTTCGATCCTTCGCATCGGTGCTCCGTGGGTCAGGCGACGGCGGTGTGATCCACCGCTTTCCAGCGCAGGATCTCGGCGGCGAGTTCCATCTCGTCCGCCTCGTCAGCGTCGTCTTCGGCCGCGTCGTCGTTTTCGGCGTGCGGGGCGGCGGGCGGCGGCGGCGCGGCGAACGGATCTTCGGCGTCGCGCTTGGCGAGTGCGGCCAGGCTGTAGTTCTGCTGCTGCATGTACGGCGTCTCGCCGCCGATGACCGGGGTGAGGCCGAAGCGCTCGCGCGCCTCGTTGGGGCTCAGGAAGCCGGCGCCCACCATCTTCTGCGCGGCGTCGACCTTGCGCGGGGTGTCCATGCGCAGCAGCCCCTCGAGGTCGAACTCGGTTGCGAGGTCGCTGGCCAGCGCCAGGCCGTCGTCCAGGTGCGCTTCGAAGCTCTCGATGAGCGGCTGCAGGCACTGGCCGTAGTACTGGAGCTCGAAGGCCTCGATGTTGTCGTGCGTGGGCATGGGGCCGACGCCGACCTTGTGCCCGGGGACGTGGAAGGCGGCGCAGATGGCTTTGTCGGTCATCTCGGCCTGCTTCACGAGCTCCGCATCCACCGCGGTCATGGTGAGCGGCTCCCACTTGAGGCCGTCGCCGAGCACTGCGACGCGCTTGCCGGCGTTGGCGCCGCCGTACTCGGTCTCCCAGTGCGCCTTCAGCCGCTTGGCGGTCTCGTCGGAGATCTGGCCCGGGGCGGTGAGGATGCCGTTGGGGCGCGCCTGGTTGGCGAAGAAGTTCGTGGCGTTCTCGCCGATCTTCAGGCCCGCGGTGGCGGCGACGCCGGCGGCGTAGATGGGGCTGACGCCGAGCAGCGGGTGATAGAGGCAGTTCCAGCGGTCGTGGATGATCTCGCTGGCGGGCGCGGCGGGGATGTCGTTGGCCAGGTTGGCGAGGTCGTTGCGGCGCAGCTCGTAGAAGACCGAGCCGTCGGGCGCGATGAGCGGCTGCACGTCGTCCGGGTGCAGCACGTGGAGCGCCCGGACAACGCCGCGTGCGTCGCGCTGCTTGAGGACGTAGGTGTTGCCGCGGAAGAGCTTGGACAGCAGCCATTGCTCGACGAACGACTGCCGCAGCTGGTAGCCGTTGGGGCGGCGCAGGACCGGCGAGTAGGCGGGGTTGTCTTCCTGCACCCAGATCTGGCCGCGGCGGCGCATCAGGCGCAGCGCCAGCTTGCCGATGTCGCCGGCGATGAGCGTGGCGCACGACCACACGATCGGGTGCGACGGCACAGCCGTCACGTCGACCGTGACGTTCTGCTGCCAGGCGCCGGCGTAGCTCTCCCAGATGGTGGTCCAGCCGCGGTCATACGGCGCGCTGAGCGCCTTCTCGCGCGACGGCGCGCGCGTGATCTCGAAGCCGAACAGTCGCATGCGGTCAGCCCTCGGCCCGCAGGTCGCGGCGCTTGTAGGTGCGCTTGCGGCGCGGCGTGTCCTGCGGCGCTTCGGCGGCGATGGCGGCGGACTCTTCGGCGAGTTCGCACTGCGGCGGCGGGCGGTCGACCGGGCGCGCGCGGCCGATGGCCACCAGCAGGCGGGCGTGCGAGTCCTGCGCGGAGAAGGACTCGCCCACGCGCATGCGGCGCGTGCCGTAGGTCATGGGGCGCAGGGCGATCAGTGTTTGCATGTGCGGATGGGCGGGGCCGAAGCCCCGCCCGCCTCAGCCCGTTACGGGTTGTCCCAGCTCGTGGTCGAGCCGTAGTCGGCGTCGCCGATGAACCGCACGGCGTGGGTGCGGCGCTTGGCCCAGTTGATCGAGCGCACCACCTTGATGGCGGTGTTCTCGGTCTGGAACATGGAGACGACCTTGCCGGTGAAGTCTGTGGGGCCCAGGGACTCCGATCCGGGGTTGTCGGCCATCTCGATGGTGGCCTCGCGGCTGACCGAGACCTGGACGCCGCCGTCGCCGATCTTGTAGATCTCCGACGGCTTCATCAGGATCAGGTCGCCGGCGCCGACGTTGTCGCCGGTGTAGACGGGGTCGCCGGCCAGCATCATGTTGCCGCCCTGCATCATGTTGCCGCCCTGCATGCCGGGGAACTCGGGGATCCCGAGGTCGGTGTGCAGCAGGCTGATGGCCTTGGCGATGCTGGGCGTGGTGACGAACGCGAGGTTGCTGGCGTTCTTGGCCGTGATGAAGGCGGCGTACAGCGACTGGATGTCCGTGCGCAGCGCGGCGGCGGTGGTGCCGGATGCCGTGCCGGCCGTGAGGCCGTTGAGGATGCCGGCCGGCGAGACGTTGGAGCTGGCGGCGGAGGTGCTGAAGAAGGTGCTGTCGATCTTCTGCGACGAGGCCTCGACCAGCGAGTCACGCACCAGCATCTCGGCGCTCGGCGAGGAGTCGCGGATCAGCTCGTTGGAGACCACCGCCAGGGCGGCGACCTTCAGCGGGCGCAGGTTGGTGGTGCTGAAGTCGGACGTGGTGACGTTGATGCCCTGACCCTCGCCGACCCAGTATCCGGTGCTGGCTCCGTCCTGCCCCTTGACGGTGACGTTGGCCGGGATCGTGCGCAGCGGCAGGCGATCGAAGACCGTTTGTCCGTAGAGGTAGGAGATGAAGTCTCCCGTGAACAGGCCGTCGAGCCGTTGCAGCTCGGTGCCCCACTCGCCGGAGATGGTGGCGCCGCCGGCGACATCGGCCTTGATCCACTGGACCAGGCGCGGGTTGGTGCGGCCGTACAGGCGCTCGGCCACGGCCACCGGGCTGCCGCCGTCCATGTTGGCGATCGCCTTGGCGATGACCATGCGGACGAAGGACTGGCCCTTGAACTTGTCGTCGACGTCTTTGGTGACGATCGCGGGCGCCTGGCGGGCCTCGGGGTAGCTCTTGGCGGGCACGGCGGCGTCGGCGTTGACGATCTGCGCTTTCTTGAGGCGAATCTTGTCGTCAATGGTTTCGAGCTCGTAGGCCAGGACGTCGTACTCCAGGCGCTCGGCCGCGGTAAAGCTGCGGCTTTCTGTCTCGACGTTCGCGGCGATCTCGCCCATGCGGGCGGTCTTGGTGGCCTTCTCGGCCTGCAGCTCGGCGAGCTGCTCGTGTAGCGTTTTCATGGTGGTGTCCTTTCCATGGGGATGAAAAAGCCGGCTCGCGGCCGGCTGCTTCTGGGCCCCCGGAACGCCGGGCGGCGGGGCGGCGCAAGCCGCGGTCTTGATGGCGGTAATGGTGGCCTTTGAATTGGCCGGAATGGTGACGGCGGAGAGCTCCAGCCACTCCCACGTTTTGAAGCGAAGGCCGGAGTTGTCCTTGAGGAGCTCGACGCCGTCGTTGAGCGCGCGGAAGCCGATCGAGAGCCCCCGCACCAGGCCGGCGCGCATCATCTGCCAGGCGTGGTCCAGCCGGTCGCGCAGCGGGCCGGCGTCGCCGACGCTGGCGATCTCGCCTTCGACCTCGATGCCGGCGGCGGTGACCTTGGCCGAGCGCACCCAGCCGATGGGGTCGGCATGGTCGTGCTGCCACAGCAGCGGCAGCGGCAGCGCGAAGCTCGCGCCCTTGGGCTCGATGACGTCGCCCATGCGGTCGGGCGTGGGCGTGGAGGCGATGCCGGTAAAGGTGCGCTTGGCGGCGTCGAAGGTCTTGATCTGGATGGTGCTGTAGGCGCGGTGGCTCATGCGGCCCTCACAGGAAGAGCATCTGGTAGGTCTTGGGCGGCTCGCGCTCGGCGAGCGCGGCGCCGCAGGCCATGACGTGCGCGACGATGCCGTCGATGCGGCCGGTCGCGCGGTCCTTGGCCAGTTTGCGGTTGCCGGCTGGGTCCGAGACCAGGACGGCGTTTGAGGCGCACCACCCGAGGACAGGGTTGGCGTCGTGCCGCAGCTCGGCGTTGAGCAGCTGGCGTTCGAACTCGTTGACGGCCGGGGCCATGTCCTTGTAGCCCTGGCCGAACTCGGCCAGCGGCAGGGTGATGCCTTCTTCCTGCGCGAGCTGCCGCAGCGCCGCCATGCCCCAGCGGTCGTAGGCGACCTTGACGACGTCGAACTGGCGGCAGGCCTCCGCCACGCGCGCCAGCACGGCGCGAATGCTGATGGCGCGGCCGGGCAGCGCTTCGATGAATCCGGCGTCGCGCCAGGCGGTGTACGGCACGCGGTCCTGCTCGGACTTCTCGCGCAGGTTGTCGCCCGGCAGCCAGAAGACGGTGTGCAGGCGCCAGATCGGGTCGTCGTCCGTGGGCTCGAAGCGCAGCGCGAGCGCGGTGAGGTCTTGCGTGGCGCCGAGGTCCAGCCCGGCCCAGCAGCGGCGGCCGCGCATGGCCTCGAGCGGCACGGGGTCGGCGCTGTTCTTCCAGACGTCGTGCGTGAGCCAGGGCGCTGCCGCGTCGACCCACTGGCAGAAGTTGAGCCTGCGGACCACCGATTCCTTGCTCGGCAGGCCGCGCGCCTCGCGCACCTGCTCGCGGAGGTACTTGAGGCCCGGCAGGCCGTAGGGCAGGCTCGGGTTGGCCTTGGCCCAGCAGGATTCGTCTTCGAACGGTTTGTCGGCGTCATCGAGCGCGCAGACGTAGCCGAAGAAGCTGTCGTCCTGCAGCGTTCCGGCGCAGACCTTCCGCGCGTACTCGTGGTATTCCCAGCAGACCGACTGCCGGTCGGCGCCGCTGTTGGTGATCATGACGATCAGCGCCTGGCGGCGGCCCTTGGTGCCGGCGCGCATCATCTCGACCACCGTGCCGGTGCGGTGCTCGTGGATCTCGTCGAGCAGCGCGATGTGCGGGCGCGGGCCGGATTGTGCTTCGTCCGATGCGATCGGGCGGAAAAAGCTGGCGCTTTGGTGCCAGGCGATGTTCCACTCGGCGCCGGCGCCACCGGAGAGGACCGATCGCGCGGTGAGCGCCGGCGACTGCTTGACCATGGCGACCGCGTCGCGGAACAGGATCATCGCCTGGTCCTTCTTCGCGGCGGCGGCGTAGATCTCGGCGCGGGCCTCGGCGTCAGCGGTCAAACCGTACAGGCCGATGCCGGCCACCAGCGGGCTCTTGCCGCAGCCCTTTCCGGCCTCGATGTAGGCGACGCGGAAGCGGCGGGTGCCGTCCGAGCCCAGCCAGCCGAAGAGCGAGCCGACCACGAACTCCTGCCACGGCAGCAGCGCGAACGGCTTGCCTTCGTAGTCGCCGCCGTTCAGCCGCAGGACGTCGCGGTAGTAGGCGATCGCGCGGTCGGCGGCGGCGCGGTCGAAGCGCAGGCCGCGCGCGGCGCCGTCGGCCAGGTCGCGGATGTGGCGACGGCAGCCGTCGCGGACGATCGGGCCGGCGACCACGCGGCCGGCGAGCACGGCGCGCGCGTATCGGGTGACAGGGTCTCGCGCGTTCGGGGCGCGGGCGAGCAGCCCGGCGTCGTCGTCAGGCGAAGTACGCCGCCGCCGGGTCCGTGAAGAGGCTGCCCTGCGGGTTGATGGCGACTCGGCTGCGAGCTGCTGGTGTGGCTCCGAATTCACGAAGGATCGTCGCGGCCTGCTTGAAGGCCATCGACTGCACGATGAGCCACGGGTTGATCGAGCCGCCGGCGGGCGACGCCGGGGCGTCCTGCTCGTCGTACTCGGCGCCCTGCCCTTCCTTCGCGCTGGCGATCACGAAGCTGGAGCGCGCCGCCTCGGCCGTGGCACGGCGGTACATGGCAATGGCCACACACCCCATCTCCAGGGCGTGCAGATCCACCGTCGTCAGCAGGCGGGCCCGGCGCAGTTGCGGCGCCAACTGGCCCCACACCTCGGCGACATCCGGCGCCAGCCATTCGGGCGGCGTCAGATCCTCGACGTAGTCGGGATCTGGCTCATGATGGTTGCCCGCGCGCTTGCCGCGGTTGCCCTCGACGAGCTTCAGCGCGCTCGGCTTGGCCGGTCGTCCTGCTGGCATCTACTCCTCACTGCAACCCCTCCCCCCATCAATTTCGCGGCGCCCCAAGCGGTGATTGGCGCACGGTTTCCCGGGCGGGTGGGGATTGTTGGTTGCTGCCCCCCGCCTTCAGACGGGCCAGCCGTCGGGGCCGATGGTGCGGCGCGGTGATTGACCAAGATCGATTCGCGTTTTCGCGTCGTGGCAGGACTCGCACAATGCCTGGACGTTGTCCTCGGTGTCGGTGCCACCGTTGACCAGCGCCACGATGTGATCACGGTGGCAGGCTGCGGTGACTCGGCCTTGGCGCTGGCACTCGACGCACAAAGGCTGCGTTCGAAGCAGGCGCGCTCGCAGCTGCTGGAGCTTGCGGCCTCTGATGCGTTTAGGTTCCTGCCCCAGTTTGCCGGATTTAACCACGAGAATCGATATCCGGGAAATTCATTTACTGGGCGCTCTTGGCAGCCTGGTCTTGTTGGCCTGCTGGCTGTAGGCCTGGAACTGCTTTTGGGCCGGTGTGCTGCCCTGCTTGGCCAGCTGGAGGACGGCGCGCCGCACCTCGGCCTCGGCGAGCGCGACATCGACGCGCAGGATCTTGGCCCGCTGCCGCGTGGTCTTGATGGAGGCGGCGGATGTTGCCGATGGCGGGAGGTCGAAGAGCATTACTCGGGCACGACGCTGGCGATTGTGCGGGGGCGGCCTTTGGTGGTGTGGCCTTTGATGGTGATGGCCTTGGGCTGGCGGTCCTGGCGGCCTCGGCGGCGCTCGTCGAGCATGCGCTGCAGGAGCTTGTGGGCCTTGCGGATGCCGGCTCGGATGGTGTCGGGGTGGTAGCCGAGGCAGACGGCCAGCTCGGCGACGGTGACCTGGCCGCGGTAGTAGGCGTCGACGAGTTGGCCGGCGTGGCGCGGGAGGCGCTTGACCATCTCGTCGGTCTCGCGCTCGAGCTCGTGCACCATGGGCAGGTCGCCGTCGGAGGACGATTGCACACGCACGCCGAGGGCGCGCATGCGGGCGAGCGGGGTGCTGCTGAGGCGGCCGCCGTCGGTGGCGAGCCAGGCGCCCCAGCAGTGGAGGCGACGGTCCCAGTATTCGAGGCCGATCATTCTGCCGGGCCGATGAAGAGCCACGAGATGCCGGGCGCGCGGTTGACGCTGGCCGCGGTGGCGTAGACGTTGCTGCGGCCTGCCTTGGCGATGACGCGCAGGTGGCCGGCTGCGGCGAGTTCACTGCACACGTTGGCGGCGTGGCGGCGGTTCAGTTGCAAGGCTGTGGATAACTGCGCGCTCGTGGCCTGACGGGTCGAGGCGATTTTTTCCAGGACCGCCATGGAGACGACGGAAAGCGGCCTGCCGCGCCGAAGTGCCGATCCTTGTGACCCCATACCGTAGCCTCCGCCGAAGAAACCACCACCAGAAAGCAACATCACCCAGAGCCAGAGCAGTCCCTGCCCTAGCCTCGGCGCGTAGCCGAGGTTCGCAGTGGCATCGCCCGTCGCCGTCGCGTTGCCCTTGCCAGCCTTGCGACGCCGGGGTGCTGGCTCGCCCGCCCCGAGGATGTACTGCCGCGTCTTGCCGCCGGTCATCCGTCACCGCCGCAACGGCGTCCTCTGTCGCCGCCAGCGGATCGTCGCGCAGCAGTGCCGGCGGGCGGTAGCCGGCGGTCATCTGCACCGATGCCTCACGATTCTGACGATCCCGGGCTCCGGCGCGTGGATCACCTCAAGGCGAGGCACGAACTCGTCCTCATCGGACAGGTTGATGCTGTTGATCTCGCGTCGCACGTCGCCCGTCTTGGCCAGCCCCAGGTGGTAGGCCCGGACCTGCACCGACGCCCGCGAGCGGCGCATCCGTCGCGCGAGCGCGTCCGTGTCCGTCGTCACCGGGTATTCGCGGCGCAGGCGCGCGTCCTCTTCCTCGGTCCATGCGCGGCGGGTCATTTGCCGTCATCCTCCATCGGGTCATCCCCCACGATCCA